GTAGTGCTGCGGAGGCAGATGCTAAAATTCGTAATAGAAGAACTGTAGCCGGATAACCACTTCATATATTTCTATATAATACTATAAAGTATATAAGGAACCCTTATGAAGAAATCTCCCAAGATAATAAAACTTGATATTGAAGAATTTGATTTAGAGAGTGGTGTAGATGCAATCGCACTAGTAGAATCTCCAGCAATCGAACTTCCATTCATGTACTTCAAAGAACAATTCGAATCGTATTCGGACTATCCCAAACAAGCTCAAGAGAATGCACAGGCTGCTCTTAATTATGCAGATAAAAATGGTTGGGGTTCTTGTGGTACTAATGTTGGAAAACAGAGAGCAAATCAACTTGCTAAAGGAGAACCTATCTCTGAAGAAACTATTGCAAGAATGGCTGCATTTGAAAGACACAGAAAGAACTCTAATAAAAAGTTAGGTGATGGATGTGGCAGATTAATGTGGTTAGCATGGGGTGGTGATGCAGGAGTAGAATGGGCTCAACGTAAGTTAGAATCAATTCGTAAAGAAAAACAATCTACAAAAGAATTATCAGAAGAAGAAACAGAACTTAGAATAGAAGCTATCATGGATTTGGTAGAATACATTGATGGGTTACCTGTATATACTACAATAGAAGAAGCAGAAGAAGTTGCTAAATCAATAGGATGTGAAGGTCATCACGTACATGAATTGGAAGATGGTATTCCTTTATACATGCCGTGTGAAGAACACGATGAAGCAATTGATGGTTTGTTAAAAGATATAGAAGATATCTATAAATCTCGTAAGAAAAAGAAGAATTATATAGAGAATCTTCCACAAGATAAACAAGATAAAATTCTTGATACATTACTAGAGGTAGGAGAGTCTAGAGAGAGTTTAGAGAAACAAGGTTGGGTCATAGAAGAAATGGACGAAGTAGGGGAAAAGGAGTTCGCTATTTCATCAAAACCTGACCTCTCTTCTCTTGAAGATTATGGTAAATTTCAGATAAGATATTCCTACCAAGGTCCTTTAGATTCTAAGAATAGAAATTTCTGTTCTAAGATGAGAAAAGCAAACCTTATATTCAGAAAAGAAGATATCAACAAACTTACAGTTCAAGGAGAAAATAGTGAGTTTGGAATATATGATATCTTTACTTACAAAGGTTCTTATGGTTGTAGACATTACTGGCAACGATTAAGGTTGTTTAAAGATGATGATGGTAAGAAAATAGAACAAACTGAAGTAGCAGAAGATGCTGCAACATCTGTTAATGCAAAACCTACGATGAACAGAAACCCTAATGGGGAAGATGTAGCACAGACAAAGGATACAGTTACCTCTAACTTTGCATTACAAAGTAAAGAAAAACAATTACTTGCAGGACCGTTAATGGTTCCTAATAAATTGATATACAGATACGATGATGATAATGGTGAATTTTATGTTTACTTTTCAGAAGATACAATCGAGAAGATTGCATACAAGTATTTAGAAAATGGATATCAAGGAGAAGTAAACTATGACCATTCAGAAGATGATAAACTAAAAGATATAACTTTAGTAGAATCTTGGATTGTGAATGATTCAGAAAAAGATAAATCATTTTCATTAACTGGCGAGAAGTACGATAAAGGTACTTGGTTCGGTATAATGAAAGTAAGAAATAAGAATGTTTGGGAAGATTACGTTAAGAGTGGATTAGTAAAAGGTTTCTCAGTAGAGGGATTTTTCGCTGATTATATGATTAACGCTTCTAAACAAAGATTCTTTTACCGAACAACAGATAATGGGACAGAGATTGTTATCGATGAAAAATCATTTGTTGTTCATATATTAGAAGATGGAGAACGAAAGGCTATAATACCTGACGGAGAATATAAGTTAACTAACGGCAAGACGTTAGTAGTTGTTGACTCAAAGGCTAAAATAGGTTCGTTCGAATCACAGATTAAATAACCAAAAGGAGTTTATTATTATGAAAAACGCACTAAAAGAATTAGTGAAAAAGCATTTCAATTTAATTGATGCTTCTCCCGAAGTAGTAGAAGATGTTAAAGTTGAAGAACAATTATCAGAAGAAGTAGTGGAAGCTACATCTGAAGAAGTTGTTGAAGAAACTTTATCAGAAGAAACTACTGAAGAAACTTTTGGCGAAATCAAGACTGCTGATGGAGAACTTACCCTTACTTATGGGGGTGATGAACTTGCAGAAGCAATTGAGATATTCGTTATCACAGAGGATGGTAACATCCCTGCACCAGATGGTACCCACGATTTAGAAGGTGGAATTACTATCTCTACGGAAGGAGGTGTGATTGCCTCTATTATTGATACAGAAGTTGAAGCAGAAATAGAAGAAGAAATGAGTGAAGAAAACGTAGAAGCTACGGAAGAAGAATCTTTCGAAGAACTTAACGAACTTCACGATGCTCTAATTAAAGCAATGGCGGGTGAGTTCAAAGAACAAATCGCTACACTTAAAGAAGAGTTCACAAATCAAATCAACGCAGTTAAGGAAGAGTTCGGAGCTCAACCAGCTGCAGAAAAAACAATTACTAACAACAAAAGTTCTTACGGTAGAACTAATTCAGTAGATTTAAGCTATAATCCAAAGGATTCTAAGAAAAAAGCTCAATTCGAAAGATTAATTAAGAATCGTAAGAAATAACTAAAAGGAGAAATTAATTATGGCAGGATTTAATGTAGCTGCTCTTGATGCTTTCAATAACGAACTTGCTGGTGAATTACTAGTAAAATCGGTTATCGCTGGTTCAACTGCAGAATATGTAACTGTAACTGAGGGGATTAAATATAAGCAACCTCTTAATCTACAAGAAGTAGATTTACAAATTCAAGACGGAGCAGGATGTGTAACAACACCATCTGGTTCTGTAACTTACACACAAAGAGACATCGAAGTATGTCAAAGAAGTTCATTTGATGGACTATGTATTAGAGATTTAGATAGCAAATACATCGGATTACTAGGACCAAACGGTTCTTATCCTGAAACTTATGCATTCGTTGAAGATTATACATCTCAACTAGTAGCTAACTTTCAGAAGAAAAACGATGAGTTTATTTGGACTGCAACTACTGGTGCTGGAGACTGTGTAAATGGTCTTAACACACTATTAGCTTCAGGTTCAGGTGCAACATTTGTTTCATCTTCACTACCAACATCTGATAACTTACTTGACCAGATTGATGGACAATTAGAAAATCTTTCAGTAGATGTACAAGATAGAGATGACTTAACAGTATTTATGTCAATCGCTAACTTTAGAAAATACATCGTTGGATTAAGAAAAGCTAATAACTATTTCTATGACCCTAACACAGTAGAGAACAGAGGTTCACTAATGTCAGCTAAACACCCATTTGCTAACTTAACAGTAGTAGGTACGGTAGGACTAGCAGGTTCAGATAGAATCGTAACAGGTCCAGCAAGACACATCGTAATCGGTACTGATTTAGTATCTGATTTAGATAACTTCCAATTATGGTATGATATCAACGGTGACCAACTTAAACACAGAATCGTGACTAAGTTAGGTGTACAAGTAGCTTTCCCAGAATTCTGGGTGACTAACAATTTATAAGAAACTGAATATTAATATAAAAAGAAGGATATAAAATTATGGCATGTGACATTACAGCAGGATTTTCTCTCGGATGTAGAGATAATGCAGGTGGAATCAAATCATTGTATATCCTATCTGGCTCATTACCCGAGACAGGAGTAACAGAGACCGCAGGTCAAGTTACTGACTTATCAGGTACTGGAATATTTTATCAGTTTGACTTGACAAGAGGAACATCAGACTTCACAGAAACCATTAATGGTTCAACTGAGAATGGAACTGTTTTCTACGAGTCTACTATAAATGCTGTTTTTCTTAAGATGCAATCATCACTTAGAAACCAAATGAAAGTATTAGCACAAAACCCAGACCTAAAATTAGTTGTTGAAACTAATAATGCAGGTACGGAAGGTGATAAATTCTTTTATGTTGGAAAAGTGTATGGAGGTCAACTTAATGGAGGACAGGGTCAGACAGGAACAGCAATTGGAGATGCGAATGGATATACTTTAACCTTTACGGCTCAAGAGCCAGAACCAGCGATACCAGTATCGGGTTCTGATTTAGCAGCAGTATTGACAGGTATTACCATTGACCAATAACAATTATTAGGAACAAGGGGATGGAAACATCCCCTCATTCCTTTTTTAAGGAGATATATGATAACTTTAAAAGAAAAACAAACAAATAGTATAGCATACCAAAAAGAAACTGATACACCCCTCGTAACAGGTTCTCTTATAGATGGGTATGTTTATAATATTGTTTTAATACCTACCTTACAAAACGATACTTCAGATGCAAGTATTGCTTATACAACATCATCCCACGATTTGGTTGGCTACGGTTCTAACCCTCGTTGGGAAACTTTAAGTTTTATTATATCTTCTTCATCAGATTATGAAGAAAAAACAGTAAAAGGATTACCAGGTACTACCTACGATTTAGAAGTATGGTATGGACCAGAAATTACAGGTGATACTTTAGTATGGGGAACCGCAGATACAAATTGGATAGATACTGATGTATTGTGGAACTTCCAAGGTGTAGATAGCGGAGTTGCTTATTCACAAGTAACAGGCTCAGGAGAATTACAGTACAAAGATAGAGTTTTTATAAGTGGTTCAGTTTCTCCTATTGAGAAGAAATATATATCATCAAATGAAAACGCAAAATATATAGTTTATCAAGGATAATATGAAAAAAGAATTACAAAAACATAAATTAATGATTATTCCCAAGTATGGTGATATTCAACCTACTTCCAAGGTATTTGAAAACGATAAGGGAAAAGTAGTGTATTATGGTGAATCAAATGATTTCCCATCGTACGTAACAGAACTATACAACAAATCATCAATTAGTGCAACTGCAATTAATGCAATCACAGATGGTATAGTTGGTGGTGGTTTAACTACTGAAGATGAATCTATACTAGAAAGAGCAAATAGAGATGGAGAATCTTGGAATGATATCTTTAGAAAACTAGCATTAGATAGAGCTATATTCGGTGGATATGCATTAGAAGTAATCTGGTCTAAAGATAGAACAAGAATTACAGATATCTATCACATTGATTTTTCTTTTGTAAGAGCTCATAAGATGAACGATAGAGGTATTGTACCTGGTTATTACGTTTCTTCTGAATTTTCAAACAAAGGAAGATTAAGAGTACCAGATGAAGATTTAGCTTACTTACCAAGATTTAGTAAAATAAATAGAGAATCCCCATCACAAATATATTACTTTAATCCTTACAGACCAGGTATGAAATATTATCCACTACCTGATTATACTGCGGGATTAAACATTATAGCATTAGATGCAGAGATAGATACTTTTCACATGAACAATATAAAGAATGGTCTTGCACCATCTTTATCTATCACAACATTTACTAATGCAGATCCAGAAGATAGAGAAACGATAGAAAGACAATTAAGACAAGCATATGCAGGAAGTGATAACGCAGGTTCTCTTATTTATATGGATGTGGCGAATAAGGATGAAGCACCAGTCATCACTCCCATACCACAGAATGGAGCTGATGGTTATTATACTACTGTTAATGATATGGTCACTCAAAAGATTTTAACATCACATAGAATCGTATCTCCAATGTTATTAGGTATAAAAACAGAAGGACAGTTAGGAGGAAGAGCAGAGATGTTAGAAGCACAAGCATTATTCTTAAAGAATGTGATTGAACCAAAACAATCTGATATCTTAACTACCTTTGAAGAAATACTTAATATAAATGGATACACAGAACCAATCGGAGTAGAACAAACAAGAATATTCGAAGATGGTGAAGAAACAGAAGTAGTAACATCAGTAGATGCAGAAAGTGGTGATGATAAACAATTAGAAGATAACATACAAACAAACGAGGAGATACAAAATGGAGAATACCCTACTAATATCGGAGGCTAAATTAAAAAGGTTTACAGATATAAACAATAACTTAGATGTAGATTTAATTTCATCAGTAATCCGAGAAGCACAGATAATTCACATTACTCGTATCTTGGGTTCTAAACTATATGATAAACTTATATCTGATGTAGATAACAATACGTTAACAGGTGATTATAAATCACTTGTAGATGAATATGTACAAGATTCATTATTATATTGGGCTTACTACGAATCGTTAGAATCGATTTACTTAAGACCAAGAAACGCTGGGTTGGTTAAACCAACTGGTGGAGAAAATAACATAGATGCTGATTTAGCGTTGTATGATAAGAAAAGACAATCAGTAAAAAACAAAGCAGAATACTTTAGTGAAAGACTAGTAGATTACTTATGTTTTAACAGTACATTGTTTCCAGAATATGGAACAGAAACAAATGATGATATATTCCCAGATACTGATACTCAATATCGTTCACCAATAGTTTTTAGAGGTGGAGTTAGAAGTCAGATAGAAGATTTAGGAATAAAAATAACCAACTCGCGATACAGCTACTTACCACAATAAGAGGATAATAAAACATGGCAGATTATAATTTAACAAATCAAAAAATAAGTTCATCATTTCAACAAGTGATGCAACATGATAAGGATACATCCTTAGTGTATGATGGAACGGGTTCGTTGATAACAAACTTAAATGTAACTTCATCAGAAGCAACACACGCACTAACTGCATCTTATGCAGATAATGTAGATGACCCAACATGGGATTCAATACAGAATAAACCAAATGGTATTGTAAGTGGTTCATCTCAAGTAGATTATCCTAACATATCAAAT